GGTCAAAATGCCGTTGTTACAATGGACGAACTTATTAGAAACTCAACTGTAAGAAAGCCATTGTTATATAACGACACTGGTAAGAAGAAATTTATCTTCTGTTACGACCCTGCTAGAAACTTTGACGGTAGTGTTCTTTCTATATTCCAAGTAATCAATGATAAAGAAGTTGGTTACAGATTGAGATTGGAAAATGTTGTTTCAATGGTAGACCAAAACACCAAGAATAAAACTCCTCTCCCTATGCCAGCACAGTTGGAAATCATTAAGGATTTAATGATTAAGTATAACGGAGAACGTGCCGCTGAATGGGAAAATATTGAGTTTTACATTGATGCTGGTTCTGGTGGTGGTGGAATCAGTGCTGTCGCAGACCAACTTATGGAAGATTGGACTGATAAATATGGCAAGAAACATAGAGGCATTATTGACCCAGACCATAAACAATATGAGTCTGCAAGGAAGAAATATACCAATGCTATGCCTATTGTCCATCTTGTAGACCCACAAGGTTATAAGAGAATTATGTACGATGCAATTTCTAAAATGGTTAAGTTAAATTTAATTGAATTTACTGATTACGACAATAAAGATTATATCCTTATTGAAAATAAAGAAGGTGGGTTCGACACAGTACAATTAACAAACGAAGAAAAACTTGCTTTGGTCAATATGAACCTTGCAAAAATGCAATTATCATATATGTGTAGATATGATACACCAAATGGTGGTGTTCAGTATGAATTGGCTAAAGACAAAAAGAATATGCACGATGATATGGCATATACGTTGGCTGAAGGGGCGTATGCGCTTGCTTTATTAAGGCGTGAAGACTTATTAAAAAAACCAAAACAAACGAATTTTGACCCTTCACAATTCATCATGTCAAAACAACCATCGGTTAGAAAATTATAAGGAAGGAGGAAAGATAAAATTTGGAAGTAAAAGATTTTACTAAGGAAGAACAAGAAAAGATAATGGCTAAATATGTTCAAATGTCATTTGCAAACTTAAAAAGAAATATTGTTCAGGATTTAATTAACAGTAAAAATGAAAGCATTATTTATAAGAAGTATACTAAAGAACAGATAGTAAATATGTTGGAAAATCCGCAGAAAAACGAAGAACAGATTCGTGAACTTAGCAGATTTATCTATCTAGTATCAAGCCATTATCGTAGACTTGTTGATTACTACTCTACTATCCTTCTTTATAATTACACGGTAGTTCCTACCAAAATTCCTGTTAAAAAGCCTATAAAATCTAAATATACAGAATGTTATTATCGCATTGTTAATGAATGTGATAAGTATAATCTTCAGCAAGAAGCAACTGAGGCAATTAAAATTGCCGTAAGAGATGGTGTATTCTATGGTATTTGTTATGAAAATGAAGACAGTTTTTATATCAAACCATTCACCGATACAAAGTTTGCAAAAATTTCATCTATTGAAGATGGTGTATTTAGATACTCTATCGACTTGGCTTATTTCTCAGGAAAAGAATACTTACTTGATATGTATGGAGCAGATTTCAAACGTGCTTATACACTTTGGAAAGGTGATAAAGAAAAAGGAATTAAGGGTGATAAGGCAAAGAAATGGTACGAAGTTCCAACAGGAATTGTAGTTAAATGTGATAAGTCAAATTTCCTTAATTCAATACCGATGTTTGCATCATTATTGCTCGATATTCTGTCGATTGACGACTATAAATTGTTACAGAAAGCAAAGGTAGAGGGTGACAACTATAAAATTTTAGGATTTAAACTAGACCTAAATGATGAAGGTTTCCCTACTATTGATTATGAGTTAGCATCAAAGTATTTTAATACAGCGTCAGAAACACTTCCGAGCGGGGTCGGGGCTATCCTCGTACCATTCGAGATTTCAGACCACTCATTCCAGACATCTACTGCTTCTAGCATAAATAATGTATCTGATGCAGTCGATTCATTCTGGCAAGGTGCAGGTACGCCATCAAGTCTCTTTGGTGGTGGAAATATCAATTCATCTGGGGCAATGTCTATTGCAGTAAAACCTGATGAAGCCTTGGCATTTTCTATGCTTACACAGTTTGAACGTTTCTTCAATGTTAAATTTAAGAAGATGTCTCTTAAATATAATTTCAAACTGAAATTCAGTCGTTTATCAATTTTTAATCAAGATGAATATGTAAATAGGCTATCTAAATCAGCATCCTTGGGAATGCCTGTGAAGATGGAATATATTTCTGCATTAGGATTTAGTCCTAGTGATGTATTGGGAATGACTTATCTTGAAGAACAAATACTGATGTTGTCAAAGAAATCTTGGCTTAATCCATTGATTTCTTCAAATACCCAAAGTGCTGTTGACTCAGAAGGCGGTAGACCAACAAGTGAGGAACGTGGAGAAACTATTGGAGAGGCTGGCGAACAGACAAGAACCAACGAATCCAATGGTGAACGTTAGAATTTAAGGAGATTATATTTTGGAAAATAGATATTTTTATTGTTATAGTAAGCCACTAAAGGAGTTTCTTTTAGAGAATGGTGAGCGATATGTGTTAAGAGCAACACACGATAAAACCAAGAAGAAATATTGGGTATTTCAGAGTTGTTCAAAAATAGATGAATTATTAGATGAGTGGAGATTGCGAAAAAAGTAATCTTCGCTCTTTTAGTTTGGAGAATAATAGTTTGGAGGTAATTACAAATGAGTTTTAATAAAGATACTGGTATGTATGAGGGTTATATTTATTTAATAACCAATAAAGTTAACGGCAAAGGTTATATTGGGCAGACGAATAGAACTGTTCCATTTAGATTTCAACAACATCAATATAGAAGTACAAAAGCAAAATATACTCAACCATTATATAGTGCTTTTAAAAAGTATGGTATTGATAATTTTGATGTGCAAGAAATATTGAAAATATCATCAAAAACATTGGATGAGTTGACAGTTGAATTAAATTCTAAAGAAGAAGCCTACATTATTGATTACAATACAAAAACACCAAATGGCTATAATGTTTTAAGTGGAGGGGCAGAAAATCCCACCATTTTAACATCTAAAATGGTTTATCAATTTGATGATAATGGTGTTTTAGTTAATACGTTCACTTCTATATCTAAAGCAAGTAATTACTTAGGATTTGCTACTTACCATTATACTTTAGTGAAATATATGGACTCATATATTAAATATAAAGGTTATTATTGGATGTCTGTTGATAAATTTGACCCTAATAACATTGTGCAACCAAAGCAAATAATTAAAATCATTGAAAAACCAAAAGAAAAGATTAAAAAGGAAAAACCAATCCCAAAGATAATTGAAAAGAAACAAAAATCTATCAAACCACCCAAAGAAATAAAAGAGAAAAAAGAAAGACCAAAGCGACATGTGTATCAGTATGATAATCATTTCAATTTAATAAAATTTTATGATGATTACAGAATGGTTGACGAGTCAATCATATCTCATTCTTTCTTATGTAAAATATTTAAACATGGAGCAATTTATTCTAAAGGATATATTTGGTCGCCATTAGAGGTTAATTCTGAAATGTGTCATATAGTTAGAAATTACAGATTACCATTTTATCAGTTTGAACTCGATGGAACTTATGTTGGAGAATGGGACTGTATATCAGAAGCAACAAGAAAATATTCTAATGGGAATAATCATAGTAGCATAAAAAATGTTTTGGAAGGTAGGATGTCGCAAGCGTTTGGTTATCTGTGGAGTTATTCAAAGACACCACCAGTATATGAAAGTAGAGTTGATAAATTTGGTATAAAAGTCAGACAATTATCTATGAATAGAGAGTTTATAAATGACTACGATTCTTTGGCAGATGCTCAAAGAGCAACAAATATACCTTATCAGTCTATTAGTGCTGTTTGTAATGGTAAATATAGTCAAGCAGGTGGTTATATTTGGGAGTATGCAAGCTAGGAGGTTATATGGACAAATACATAAATGTAATTGACGAAGAATTATGTAATACTCTCCTATCTAAAGGTTATAAGTGTTTAAATCAAATAAATTCAAATATAAAGATGTGGACTTTCAAGTATGAACCACATCTTTTTTGTTTGAACTTTGATGATAAAGAAGTGTCCAAGAAATGTTTTCTTACAGACACTATCAAAATGACATTTTAACGGGAAGGAGGTAAACATGGAAAATAAAAAGTTAAAGCTCGACTTTGAGATGACAATCTTTGATGTCGTTGACTTAAACAAAAGTTTTGCGTCTGCAAAAGTACTAATTGCTTATACTGGTCGCAATCGTAACTATTCAGACATTGGAAAACAAGCGTTTATTGACGCTCTTCCCAGCATTAAAAATATCCCCCTTGTAGGAAGATATGATGTTGATAAAGATGATTTTGGTGGACATGACATTAAGGTTATTAACAAGGAAGATGGTATTGACATTGTAAATGCTACTATTCCATTTGGCGTTGTGCCTGAATCTGCAAATCAGTGGTTTGAAACTCGTATTGTTGACGGGGAAGAAAAGGAATGTTTGTTCACAGATGTTGTGCTGTGGAAAAGACAACATGGATATGAGCATATCGCAAGTGTTGGAACTCTAGGACAGAGTATGGAGATAAATATTGACAGTTATATTGTAGATTCCGAGGGTTATTGTATTATTGATAAATTTCAATTTGAAGCATTGACAATTCTTGGAGACGATGTAACCCCTTGCTTTGAAAATGCTTGTGTTCAGATGTATTCAA